GCAGTTGCTGTTCCAGCAGCTGTAAATGTATAATTATTAGCATCAACTTTAGTAATTGTAAATCCTGCAGATTTATTAATATCCGCTGTAGCTATACCAAAAGAACCCTCTCCATTTCTAAACCTCACTGTATCACTAGTAGATCTACCGTGGTTTTCTTCAAATACAGTCACTGTTGTAGAACCATTGGTAATTTTAAAAGGATTTAAAGTTAAAGTTCTTGCAACTGCAGGTTCTGTTCTAGCAGGTCTAGCATTTAATAAACCCTGTGCATCTGCAGAATAAGCTCTTGGCTCTAATTGTGGATGCTTACCTTCAAATTCTGATATATGCACTCTTGCACCATTCCACTCTATAACCATTTCAGAATATGGAAATTCTAATCCCGATCTATCCGATATAAATTTTGCAAATTTTCCTGATGATAACGCCATTATGCCTCCGGATAATAAACTTTAGGACTTATGTAAGTGCTAGATGATGAGCCGTCCTCTGCTAAAGCTCTTTGTAATTCATCCTCATATAATAATTTTAATGCTTGAACTCTTTGTGGTGCGTTTTTAATAGAAAGATAATAAGCTAATCCTGCACACATGCATGGTACAAATCTATATGGCACATCAGTTGCATTTGTATAATCTCCCACATCTTGAATTCTTTTAACATAATAGTAATTTATAAATTTACCTGCTTGATCAGAACCAGGTGTTAGATACAAAGTTATTGTAACTCTATCTATTAATCTTTGAACATAATATTGTGTAGGTTGACCTGT